CAGTCAGTCAGCTTATAATGGGTATTATAGATTTCTTTGTAGGATTTTATGAAGGATTTGTTGGTAAAGCAGAGTTTGATGAAGAGACTGGTGAACAGCTAGCTGATAGCAGAGGTTTCTTAGAAAAAATTAAAGATGGTCTTGTAGGAGGTATCAAAGGCATTATTAAGGGCATTACAGAGGCAGTAGACTTCCTTTTGGTTGGTATTCCGGCATGGATTGCTGAAAAACTTGGGTTCACAGAATTTTCTGAAAACCTAAATAAGTTCTGGGATGAAGGTGGACTGCTCACACGATTTGTAGATCCATTCATCGACTTCTTACTAAACATACCTGCAATACTATCTGACCTTCTTCCATCGTTTGAAGACCTCAAAGGAATGTTTAGTAAGTTTGCTGAAAAACTTAATCCTGCTAACTGGTCAATATTTGGTGGCAGCTCTGATCCGGCAAAGGAAGCAAAGGAGAGGCTTAAAGAGCAGGAGACGAAGCGTCAACAGCAAGAAAAAGAACTAGCAGATCTAGAGGCAAAGAGGGCTGACCTTAAATCTGAAATGGCTTTATTGGCGTCAAAAGGAGTTGGTGCCGATGGTCAACGTATTCAAGAAATGACACCAGAAGAGAAAAAACGATTTGCGGAGTTATCTCGCCAAAATATAGATGCATTAGAAAAAGCCGGCAAGTTAAAACAAGAACTTGGTAAACCTGAAAGTAAAATGGCTGAGACTGCTGAACTTGATCCACGAGTAGCATCTTATAGAAATCTTAAAGATGCTCAGAATGAAAAAGAAGAAGCACAAGCCAATGCCAATAAGAGAGGCTACGGCACAAATATGGTCGACGCTTCTAATAAAACAACTAACAATAATAGTTCTTCAACAAATATTACAACTGGTGCATTACCACCACCTCGAGATACGACTGACAGGGCATTAGCTATTGCTGGTTAATAAGAAAGGGGGCCGAAGCCCCCTTTCCATTTTAAGCTGAGTTGGCGATCTTGGCAAAGTAGCTCATAGTATCGTCATCGTCATCCGCAACCTCCATGGTTTCAGCAGTGACAGGAGGGATTTCCTTCATGCTGGGAGGCGGAGTTTCATCACCTAAGGAAACTTCCTCACGGACAGTCATAGTCGGAACCGTACCCAATACAGCATTGAGTTTTTGTTTCAGTTCAGCATATGACTTATAGTTAGATGGATCTACAAAGTCCTGCAACTTATGCAAGCTATTGTAGTAACCTTCTAATACACTATCGTCATCTGATAGTGATGATGGACTCGTAAACTCAGACTTATCGTAGTTGCGATAGCCTTCGACCTTACGAATCTTTAGTTTAAATGTGGCACCTTCCCAGAAATCAAATGGATTTACTGGTTGCTCATCTTGAAACTGTGGCTGCATCACATCCATGATCTTATCAAAGATCTTCTTACCATACTGATATAAGAATACCTTGCCCTCATTCTGAGGCGCAGATGGATCACTTACAACCAGGATGTTAGATACGTAGTGTAGCCTACGCTTCTGTTGACGAGCAGTCTCCTTGTCCTCGTCGTGACCAGAGTTCCATAGTTGGCTGTTCAATTCACCAACTGGATCTGACTGACCGATCGAGGTAAGAGATCGTTCGATGTACCACCTACCGGTTGGACCTTTAAAACCATGATCCCAATAGCGAACCCATGGTAAGTCCTCACCCTCCGGTGCAGGTAGGAAACGGATCTCTGCGTATCCGTTGCCTGCCTTATCAACCGTAGGCTTCCACATGCGATCGTCGCCGTACGACTTCTGCTCGGTGCCTCCACCATTGGTGGTTTCCGCTGCGTTTACCAGCTTATTGATAAGGTCTTTATTACGTTTGAGATTTGCAAAACTCATATGTTTCTCCGTATTGCTGTAGTATTAACTGAAGTATATTCTATCACGATTGAGTGTGTTTGTACACTACTCAAATGATAGTTCTGCTGTTTTAGGTAAAAGATTTAGCTTCATTGCTTCAGCTTCAATCTTACCTTTGACAACGGGGTTGACGTACTTATGTACATCATAATGATCGATGTTCATTTTATCACATAGATCCAATGCAGCATCGATATAGCTTGATTGCTTCTCGACTACGTACTCCTCAATCATTTTGGAGAAGGACGACTTACTCAAGAAGACCTCTTTATCTTCACTCATTTATTGAATGTCCTCATAATAATAGTGTCTGTATTTATACGGCCATTTGGTTTAGATGGCTTGGTTGTCAGACTGTTAATCTTCTGTCGTATTTCACGGGCTGTACCGCTTTGTACAACGGTTAGGATATTTTCAGGTTTTCGTAGCGTAAGTTGATTAGACTCCTCCATATTGATGTTCTGAAGTGTAGTACCTTTGACCTCGAACCCGTTAGACGAGTTAGAGACATACTCCGTCAAACGTCGATACTTAACGTTAAAGACGAAGACTCGTTGAGCACCGACAATAGAGACTGGATTGATTGAAGCAATCTTATAGTCTTTATTCTCTTTAGCATACTGCATCTTAGCAACTTGCTTATCAGCAGTACGTACCTTAGGCTTAACCTGCCTAACTGCACGTTTTTTGTTCATGTACTTCTCAGCATCAGATACAATGCCATCAACGAAAGCTTTAAACTTCTTACGTTGATTGATTTTCATCATGCCATAGCTTTCTACTAGGTCTGATGGTTTATCTTCTATTAACTCACGAAGCTCTTCCTGCAAAGGAAGATACTTCTCATATACAGCCTTCGCAGTAGCAAAGGCAGCTTCAATACGTGTGAGTTCATTGTACATGTTAAAGTCGGACTCAAATGTATCTGGAAACTCATCAATAACGCCTTCGACGTCAGCGATGAAGTTATCCGTCTTACGTTGCATACGCACTGCAGGAGAAACGCTAGGCAAAGCCTTTGCATCACTATCTGCAGCACTAGATGCTTTTCTACTGCATTGTTCACGCAGCCTTTCTACAAAACTATCTAGGCAACGTTTAGCATCCCAATTCTCTGGGAATTCACCATTAATTTCTTGCCAGTGTATTGTAGCAGCTACGTGTGAAAAAAGTGTGTACGCGTACGCAGGACCACTGAGAAGAAATGACGACTCCTTCTTGAAATTCTTACGAATCCAATCACGGGTGATTTTAGCGATCTCCTTTGGATCTACTTCAGTATGTACATAGTACTTGAAGCCGTTCCAACTATCGGTCGGTGCACCAGCTAAACCAGTACGCCGACGAACGGGAGCTCTCACCTTAGGTTTCTTCTTGAGTGATACTTTAGCCATACATTACCTCCATTCGATAGAACTATTCTAACACGAATTTATAGGCTTGTACACAGCTTATTCAAAATTAGTTACGTTTTCTACGCGGAAGGATCTCCAACCATCGGCCAAAACATCATATACCTTAATGACTTCAGTGTTAACAGTAGTCTCAACGCCCTTAGGTGTTTGACTTTCTGGAATGATGGTCATATTACGAGTACACTTCATATCTCGTTCTTCACCATTTTTCTTAGTGAACACAACACGGCAAATTCGATCAGTCAATTGATCGAGCATCTCATCGTACGTATAGGCCATTAGCCCCTCCTCATATTAGCTATGTTAACGGCATCTTCTCTACTAATCACAGGTACTGCATTGGACTTATGCATTTGAGCGATGCCTTTAATCAGTGTACCTGTATACTTATTCTCCTGACGCTTTGAACCAGTGCCTGGTACTGCAATGACGTCAGAGGTAGGGGCACACTGGCGGTCAGACTTATAATCAGGTATTGAGTTATGAGCCTTACCTTTACCAGTGTACCCGACCCTCTTGAGAAACTTTGCATGCGCAGCATCAGCACTTAACTGAGACTGAGTCTTCTTCCTACCCTTGCGCTTACGCGTAGCCGTAGTGGTGTAGTACACCGGAAGAAGGTGCATAGTCATTAGCCCCAGTCCTCATCATACGCACGTGCGGCACGTACACGATCACCGTAGTGCTCATTGAGATATTTGCTGTTATCAGTAAAATGGATCATGGACTCACCGCCATCATACTTCTCAGTAAGGTTGACACGTGGCTTACGCTCACGCTCTACTTCATCGGTCCAGCGCTGAGCAATACGAGCCTGCTTCTGCCACTTCTCACGAAGCTTGATTTTCTTATGAGCAGCTTTGATAAGAGCCATACGTTCTTCATAAGTTTGCATATCATTTCCTTTTCTCATTATGGAAACCATTCTACACTGTTTTTCTGTGTTTGTACACAAAAAAATGCGCTTTTTTTCGCAACAAAATCAAAGGCTTGTAAATTTTTTTATTTTTGTTCCATGCTATCAGTCATAGCTTTAAGGAATTTACGGACCATTTGAGCTCTTTCCTCACCTTCATCAACACCAGCCGGAATACACACGGCCTCAGGATCCATCTTGGATATAGCCGTAACAGCCTTATTACAGGTTGCCTCATCAGCATATACCATAGGATTATTCAACATC